TCTCAACTTCTCATACAGTGCTCTAAATGCCTGGACTTGTGCTGGTATTTCTTGTTCTGAAAATCCAAACTCTGCCAACCGCTGTGGCATTTGCTTCTCAATAGTTGCTATGACATTTGCCATAGTCTGTGGCTTACGTGCAGATATATCCTGTTGTTGTTTTAGTGCTGTTGTTGCTGAAATAGGTTCAGCACCGGTAGTAATCGTTTGTAGTGGAGGAGCTTGCTCTGTTGTTATACCAGTGCGCTGTGAGCGTTCTGCAAAACTACCATACTCTGGTGTTTGACCAGTACCAAGTATTGTATACACCTTGTCAATTTTTGCCTGACGCTCTTCTTCAGTGTCTTTCTGTACTGCACTGGTTTTGATAGTCTCCTTTAGTGTGTCTACCAATTGCTTGTAAACTTCAGGCGGCAACTTGGCTAGTTCAATCTCACTAGGTGGATTGACGATGCCAAAGTTTTCAAGGTCTTTACTGGTAATTGTGTCTTGTGCCATTTACTTTCCAAAGTTATTGTAATCATCCATGACGGCAATGTATTGAAGCTCTAAGAACTCCAATGCTTTCTTTCGGTTGCGACCAGTCAAGTTGCTTGTAAGTTCTTTCTGTGCAGATTTGTACAACCTGTCAATCTCTTCTATCTTCATGTCACTGGATACAGGAAAAAGTGACATAACCAGTTGTGCATCTTTGTCTGACAATCCACGAACAGTCTTGGCTAGTGCCATGTAGTCCTTTGGATTCTTATCCATGACACGCTCAACCTTCTTTTGTTTACGATACTCTTTGGGGTCCATTGTCTTCTGCAACTCGGTAAGTATTTGCACCTTTGCCTTGTTGTATTCAGGACTAGTTGGACCCATTTGTTTACTGGCATCTATAATAAGTTCCAATGCCCTGCGTTGCTTTTGTGCTGCGGTGCCAAACTTTACGTCCTCAAACTGCGCCGCATAGCCAACCTGTGGTGCTTCAGGTTCTAATCCAAGTATCATTTGCTCTACAAACCGTTCGCCCTGGTATGGAGTAGGCATTGTTTCTGGTCTAAATCCACCAAACTGTGCAGGACCAAAGTCACTTGGCAACGCTTCCATAAACTCTGCTGACCGCGACGGTTGCATTCTAGGGTCTGCAATGTCATCGGTAAATGTTTCTTGTACAACTTCAGGTGTTGATGGTTGGAACTCAAAGTCCATACCCAGTGCTTCCATTTCTTGCTGTCTAGGTGCTTGTTGTTGCATCATTGGTTGTGTATCTGCACCACCAATCATCATTGGTTCATCAGTGACACCGTAACTTTCCATTTGTCCCAAGTTGGGTCCCGGCTCAATAGGTGCCCCCATTGGCTGTTCAACCATCGGCTGTTCAACCATTGGTTGTGCAGCTGGTGCTGGTTGTGGTTCACGACGAAATCTATCACGCAGTCTTTGTCTAGGTTGCTCTGGAAACGACTCTCGATACACCCTACGCATCTCTTCAATGCCATCAAAAGTAGGTCGTTCTTCAAACTCTAGTGCATCCATTTCCGCTTGTAGTTCACGAATGCGTTGTTGTCTGCGCTCAATCTCGGGGTCAAACCCTGTAAACTCTGGCAGGTCTTCAAGTGTTTTTGCAGCAGGTGTTACTCTTCCACCACCACCACCACCACCACTGGTACGAATGGTCTTTCTGGCTGCTTTTTCTAATATCTCAGCCCTGCTACCTGCACCCGCATCTTCATATTCATCTCGCAACAGTTGAGCACTTGCTTGTGCATTTTCACTAGCAATAAGGCTTTCATCAAGTTTGGCTTTTGCTTGTTTAAAGTTTTGTAAATCTTGAAGTTCAGTCGCAGACAATAAATCGGGTGCAATTTCAGCAAATGTACTACCCTCTTTTTCTGCTTCTACTAATGTTTTTCGGTCAGCTCGCAATCTCTTTTGTCTTGCAGTTTGTCGGTCAATTTCTCTTCCCAAGTCACCTGTATACTCTCTTTCAGTAGGTATTGTTCTTGTGACAGATACTCCACCACCAGGTGCTCTAGTTGGCTTGTACTCTGGTGACCGTGCCTTGATACGTTGGTTTTCAACTTCACGTGCTTCATTAACAGTGATTTGTTTGATACGAAGGTCTTCAATAGCCTTACGCTCTGTTTCAATCTGACTCTGTAGATTCTGTCGCAGTTGTTCTTGTCGTTGTTGACGGTCTTGAAAAGACAGTTGTTCTTGCTCCATTTGGCGCAATGCTTCTCTCTGAGCTTCCTTAATCAACATGTACTTCTGTTGAGTTACCAAGTCAGCCCATGACTGTCCACTGGTTGTCTTGCGTGGGTCACGACCACTACCAGTGATGACGTATACCCCTTGTCCACCTACTTGTTGTATGGCCATCTTATTGTCTCCCAAAATAAAAGTCTTTAAGGTAATTCTCAACCTTGTCTTGTTGCTCTTTTGTCATCATTGTAGGAGCAGCATCTTCTTCCATGTTGAATGCGTTTGGCAATGGTGGTAGACTAAAAGGTGTATAGTTTTGCGCTGCTTGTGTTGCTGATGAAATTATTATTGATGACTCTTCAGGTGTCAAGTTGTATTGTGATTCTAAAATCTGTGCTTGTTCAGCAGGGGGTTTGGTTGTGATAGCCGTTGCCAACGCCTTACCTACTTCACCAGCTTGCGCATTTTTCATAGCCTGTTGTGTTTCCATTTGACTCAACTGACCTAGCAAACGCTCCATACCCAACTGACCCACATATGTTTCAGCAGCAGACTGAAATGGTGCTGTTAGGCCTTCTGCTCTAGCTCTGCGATACTGTGCCTGTGCTGCTTCAAGGTCTTTGATTTCTTGTTCTTGCTGTGCTTTACGAGTTAGGTCCATGCCTAGTATTTGGCTAGCCAAATCCGCCTCTAGACGCTGCCTACTCTCATCCTGCATCTGTTGACCTAACAAAGCCATTTGTGGCTGTGCTGTGGGCTGTGTAAGCCTTGCACGCTCTGCCTGTGCAAACTGTTGAGCCTGTTGACGTGCTCCACGCATTTGTGATTCAATAGCAGCACGTTCACGTTCCGTCAGTCCAAGTGCACCCATTTCTTGTTTACGCTGCATTTCTCGCAGTCGCTTCTTTTGGTCGCGTTCGTACTTACTTGGTATAATGTCTGGTAAAGCCCCAATGGCTGTACCAGCCCCTGTTAACAATGCTCCTTTTGTTAAAGCACTAGCACCGCCTAGTTTTGCTGCTGCTAACGCCGCTGCTGTTAATCCTGCCCCAATTGCCATAGTTCACCTACACATGAAATGTTTCTATTGTAAATGTTTGGCAGTTAATCTGCCCCTTCTCAACCTTGGCATTGACTGCCACTGAAAACTTGTATCTGCCTGCACTTAATGTTAGCATACGAGTCATCATAATGCTGCGATGACCACACGCATTTGCCTGTGCACCTGGATTTAAAAATACACCCACTATGTTATCAGCGTTTTCCCATACATATGCTCTTGTACCATCGTATTGTGTTATTATACCAGCTTTTTCATATTGCAACTTAAACTTACTTTCCCATAAACCATTGCCTGGGCCTCTAGTCACAGTGCTGTTAATGGTAGATGCCGCTTTTGCATAAAAGGTAATCATCACTTTCGTGTTGTCCTTGGTGATAACAACTTCAGCACCCGTGTTGCTTAACGATTGATAATCTTCAACCGTAGTGCTTGTTTGATTGTCGCTCTTAGTGGTCGAGGTGAACCAGCTATATGCTTGTGGTAGTCGTAACTTTGATACACCTTGTAAAGTTTTAGTAACAAAGTCACCAGTTTGTACAGAAGTAATAAGACGAGGGGTAGCAATACTCTCTCCAACAAAGGTATCCACAGATACGTCAGCAGCAATGATTTCTTGGTTGACATATTCCCTCAATGCATCTTCATTGGATGCGTGATTGGTGGCTGACAACACAGCTCCGTCCACATATGTAAATGGTTTAGTAAATGCCATCAGTTCTCCACTACAATAACTTGTATGTGATTATGCTGTATGTTTATTGAGTTGCTTGCCAAACCAACACATGCTTGCAGTTCTATAGCATCAATAACGTTACCTGCAGCCAAATAATGTACAGCACTTATAGAAAAACATCGATAGTTCATATTAAGAACTGTACCTGTGCTCTCTGTGGTAATTGCTGCCTTGGGTGTAAAACTGTATGTGCAGTTTGCAATGTTTTCTGTTGATGGTGTACCACTACTATTTAAGGACATCTTTAACTGAAACGCATAAGTATTGTGATTAATTTCACCTGACGTACCATTTCCATCATTGCTATTTAAAGTTGTTTCACCAACTAGTCCGGTTGCATGCACACGCACTATTGTATCTCCATGCGTACTGTAATTTGGCAAGACCTTACTTGGCGTGCCAGCAACATTTTCAATTGTTGTCATAGTTACACTGGTGGTATTCCAGTTCGCTGTGCCGTCATAATCAAATGTAAACAAACTGGTAATACTGTCAGACTCGCTAAAGTGCTTTCTTTGTGCCCACTCTGTGTCTAGGTTCACATCTTTTACACTATCACCAGCAACACTATTATACACAGCATTTAGTTCTGCTGCTGTAGGAGCTTGCCCACCTTCAAAGTATTGATTTGTGATTTTACCCATATTTACCTCTTGGTGTTGCAAACCCAAATAGATGCACCGTATATCTCCATTCTTGACGTTGGATTGGTGCTTACATTAAGTTCGTCCTTCGGATTTGTAGTGATTGTTTGCCAGCGCAAATCGAGACGTACGGGTTGCGAACCTACAAACAACTTAAATGGCACCGTAAGGTTTTGTAGTCTAGGATAAACTCTACCTGTCTCTGCTATCAACACATCGTTACAAAATATACCCCAACGAGTGTACCAATCATCACCAAACTGTTTGTCTGCACTGGTATTGTCTTTTATTATGTCTAATCCATGACGATAGTTGATGTCAAAGCAGCCATGTAGAGTTCCACTTTCTGTCTCAAATTCTAAAACCAACTTGTTAAAATCACTGTGTATATCTGTCAAGTTATTCCATCGACTTGACCAACTGCTGTTTTGCAAGTCAAAAGTGTACAGTGGTAAATGGATATTTAGTCCACCTTCAAAGGTGTTCCATCTACGCACAAAGAAGTAGTTTTGTGTTTGTCCTATAAACTTAAATCTTTTTACATCAGATGCTGCTGTGTCAGTTTTTACCGATGGTGCCATTTTAAGTTTGTCAATAGTAGCAACTGGAAAGTTCTGCCCGTCAATCTTACCGTTGTACTCACCCACAACCATACGAGTGTTGTCATTGATGTTCTCTGGTTTAACTTGGTCAAGGTCCTTTTGTCCTACCTGTGTAAATACTTTCATCGTGACACCTTTGTGGACTGGTTAAGTGCTGGCATAGCCACTGAATCTGACAAGATGTTAAACGACAGTAGGTGCCACTGTTGAGAGTTGGTAGTTCGCACACCAAACTTAAACTGGTCACACAACTCTGTATTGACATCGTATCGCAGTGTGATTAACCTGCCTTCTGCAATCTTACTAGAGTTTACTGTAAATGGCACCTTAGTTACAGACAGATCCGCTGGTCCAAACACGGCATCTTCTTTGATGGTGTACACCGTTTCACTCTTTGCTTGCTTTTGTGTGGATGTTGTACTCTCTGTGTATGAGTAGTCAATCCCATAAAAGAAGTCGAACCCATTGTCTCCATATGACATGATGCGAAGTTCTACACTATAGTATCGCACCTTGACACTGTTCTCATTGGAGTTGTACCAAGCGCTTTCCCACTGGTGACCATTGTGTGTTGTATCTGTAATTTGCAATGTAACGTTGTCACCAAATGCAGTAATTTTACCGGTTTGACCCCAATGTGAACTGGAACTCATAACCTGGAGTGGACCCAACTTGTTAGTCTCCGCATCCAATGCCGGGGTCCAGTTAGGGTCGTTGCCTAACAGGAAGTACCCATTAACAGTTGTCGTCATCGCAGACCAGTAGCTATTGGTAGGTGTTTCTAAATCTGTACGAATAGACCACATTGGATTCTGTGGTGTCAAGTGAAGCACATATCCAAAGTCTGGTGTAGTGCTGTCATCCGTTGGCAGGTGCAGCCAAACCTCTCTCTCCCGATAGGAGTATGCTGCAATAGCCTTGTGCATCATCGAACGATTGACTCTGCGCAACAGTTTGTCGATGGGCTTACTAATCTTTTGCATGCTTATTGATGCCCCACCGTTTAAGCCACCTGACAGCATCCACACGCCTTGTTCGTTGATAAAAACAACTCCCAACTGGGGAATGACTACAACTGCCTTGCTGGCTACCGTGCCAAGTGTGTTAGTGATAGTGCTGATGTTGTAACTGTCTGTATCAAAACTAATAATGTTGATTGCTGATTCTCTAAATACAATCAGATTGTTGTAAAACGCTACCAGTTGTGTAATGTCACCACCGGTCTGATTGCCAAGGTCAAAGTATGCCAACGCTCCAAACTGTTCAAAAATGCCTCTATCAGAATAGATAATACGGCTACCTGCTGCCAACCACAGTCGATTGTCCCACACCTCACCAAACTTCCAGTCTGTTGTAATAGCTGTACTTGCAGTAAACGATGGTGCTTGGTCTACCAGAAATTTGTCTGGCATGGCATCTATGTAGAATCGACTAGAGTTTTCGTCGAGTTGTGACACAAAGTAATAGAGTTCGCCGTTTGTGGCTATCTCTTTGGTGCGGTAGATACGTCTGGCAACCACACCTTCTTGACCTATTGGCAAGTCAAGCGCAACACCGTATCGTTTGTTCTGTGCATTTGGAATAGACCATGAAACACTTTGTGCTGCACTCAATGGAGATTCCGCACCCAAGTCTGAAATCATTGTCATTTTGTAGTTGTATGTATATTGTACATTTTCTGTCACATCGCCCAAACCGTATTGAGACACCTTATTGTAAGCAACAGCAGCACCACCACTTAACACTTTATTGTTCTGATACTCTGTGGCTACATCCAAAGGGTCACAGCTCGGGGTTTGTATAACAAATCCAAAGTCTCTATATACTTGATCACCACTAAACAGTATTGCACGGTCTCGTCCGTTAATAATTAACACATGCTGGCCTAGGTTTACAAACTGACTACCGACATCACCCAACTTAGGTATGTATCGGTCACTGTCAATCGTTACCAAATCATTCTCATAAAAGGCACCCGTATACGTTGCACCCTGTCCTTTGTTACCAATCGCGTAGTACAATCGCCCTGACTGCTCAATAAAGGTGTAGATGTCATTGGTGCCCTGTCTTTTCCATTGGTATACGGCATCAACTTTGTCAGTAAAATACTTTGTAGCTATAGCACTGGTAATAGTCCAAGATGCTGGCGCATGCCACCATGATTCAAACCCAACATTTGCCTTCCAACCGCCCTCAGATACATATCGACAGTTGTTGACTATGTTTGCGTCCCCTATGTTTGGCATCAATACTTGATTGATACCACCACATGGAACATAACGTTTGAACCGTTGTGGCTTCATGAAAGTCTCCTTAGAGTGGTACCATCGTATGTTGGTCTGCCATATGCCATATGGAAGCGTCCACGCACCACACGTTGATCAATCTTGTCAACATAGCGTTTTGCCAGGTTGTTGATTTCCTTCATGTATTTCTTTTCATACGTTGCTGCCAAACCTTGTTGACCCAACTTTAGGTAAATGTCTTCCAAGGCTTTATATACAATGAGCTGGTGAAACTCATATGGCATTTGTGGTACATCTGTAGACAACAACAAGTCCTTTGGTTTGACCATGTATCGCATAACCATCTCACGAACGTAGTCATGAAACACTGTAATGTTTGTTCCAACCTTTTCTTGTGGTACCTCAAAGTCGTATCCAACTGGGCGTGGGTAGGGTCTAATCTGCTGATGATTACCATCAATCTCAATGTATCGTGTTGAACCATTGTCAAGTTGATCTAATTTTAAAATATTTACAAATGAGTTGGTGTCTGTAACCACTATAGGTCGCAGGTAGTCACTGTCATTTCGTGTTCCAGATGTTGTACTGGTACCATTTACAACAAACAGCCAACAAGGCAACCCTTTACGCTCACCTGTGTTTTGATCAAAGTTTTTGTTCCAACAAACCACTTTTCGATACCCTTCCCATTGTGTAGGTTGTTGGTCTTTGTCGTTGTAGGTATCTGCTTTGATTTCTAAATCATCCCAACCAATGAATGACAACTTTAGTGTTCTGTTGTTTTCTGTTACTTTGTAAATAGTTGGCTCCGACAATGCCCCTACTTTACCATCTTTAACAAATGCCCATGCAAACTCGTAGTATTTGTTGGATTGAAACTCACCAGTTGGTGCTGCCAGTTCTTCAATCTTCAGTTGTTCAGCCGGTGCAATATGAAGTGTAGGACTGGTTATGTATGCTTCTGCGTAGGATTGAGTGTAGTCTACTCGAAGGTCTACATCTTCTTCGCGCCTGGGTAAAATGGCAGTAGACTTACCGTATGGGTTTTGTGAACCACTTACGCTCACATATGGGTAGTCCCTATGTCCCAAGTATAATAGTTCCAAACAGTTTTCTGGCAGGTCATACCATCGCTTCTTTATCTTCCACCCTTTGTTTGTTGCAGATGTGGTGCCTTCAAATGGCTTGTCCAGTAAAATAGTGTGCATGTCTTCTATTTTAGAAATAATGTATTCCATGTTGTCTATTTCAAATGGTTGACCCTCCCATATATCTGGGTCATGCAAACGGTCTATGTCGTGACTTAACTCTACTTTACGTTGCCCCTTAGTCACAGTTGCAGTTACATTGGCACCAGAACTGTTTTCAGTATCTGTACTGGTTGTGATGTCTGTGTGCAAACGCATAGTGCCAAGCTCTGTACTGAAGTTCCAACGCTTCATCGTCCAGATGCAATAGTAGGCATCGTTCAACAGTTCATCCAGCTGGTCATTAAACTGTGCCAGTTCCGGGCTGTAGTCTGTTATGTTTTTAACTTTCTGTCTTAATGCTTTTAAATTTGCCATAGGTCACCATACGAAAAAAGGGATGGGCGAAACACCCACCCCTTCGGCTTGATAAAGAATCAGACTTAGAACTGCTTAATCACAAACACGATTGCTTTTCCACCTGCTTCAGCGGCACCAGCCACTGCAAGGATAGGGTCTTCAAAAGTGTTTTGGTATGGTTCAAGCACACCTGCTGTAGTATTAAAAATACTTAAACGGTCACCAACAGCAGTACCGGCTTTGACCTTTGCCTCAGCCATACCGCCGATACATACATCAACTGTATCTCCAGCAGCAGCAGCAGCACCAATAGCAACACCGATTCCGCAACGCTTTGCATTGACACCAGTATCGGCTTTCATTACAAAAATTGCCTTGTCACCATTGTTGGTTTTAGCCAAGTCCAAAGACAATGCGTCACCAACAGCAATAGCTTCAGATGCAATGAAGGTTTCGATTTGACGACGATTCATCGCCTCGATTCCAACTGCAACTGTGCCACCAGAAGGTAATGCGTTGTACTGAGAAGTTTCCAAGTATTGAATAATGTTTTGTGTAGCCATGATAAACCTCCTTAGAAAGTGTCTGCGTCAAAGAGAACACCACAAGAACCGAGGTGGTCTGCAATCAATTGCATTTTAACATACAATTGCGCAGCTCGTGCTGTAGTTCCAGAAATGTGCTCGAAAGGTGAAACAGCGAAGTCAGCATCTTTGTGCATGCACAACTTAACACCGTCAAAGTTCAGGAAGTAGCCAGACAATGGAGCGGCACCAGTTGATGCGTTGTATGTAAATCCAAGCTCAAGGTCTTGCTCAACAACAGCACCACCAAAGGCAAGTTGCATACGTCCACCATCAAGTGTGGTTTCGTTGATGTATCGTTCTTGTTGGAACAAAGCACGACGGTAGTTTGCCATTGCTGCTTCAGACAAAAGCACACATTGAATCTCACCCATGTGAGTTACAGTGTTTGCTTGGATTGCCATTTGTTGCATACCAAGAATACCGTTTGTACCAAATGCACCTTGAATGTCAGCCAACTGATTTAACCAACCGTTTACTGGATACGTCTGCTTAGAGATACCACCAACAGTGTTACCAGCAGCAGCCTGTTGAGTCTTAGTTTCTGCTTCCAAGAATCCACCAGTAACGTCACCGTTCAAAGTGTTTACAGTGGTTAAAACAGTAGAGTTACCGCGTAGCAACTGCTTGTTTAACTCACGTCGAAGCATACCCATAACAGAGCGCATACGAGCTTCAACAATCTTAACGATTGCTTTCTCGCCTTTGTTTTCCAACTCTTCTTTCTTGGTGATAACGATTGGAGCAGTAAAGTCAGCCCACTCATAAATAGCAGGTTGCAATACGTCTTTAACAGCAAGGTTTACTGCTTCGTATCCAGTAGGAAGGTTGGTGATTTGAGAGTGTTCAGCAATTGAGAGGGGACGTTGGATCTTGATACCACCATCTTCATACTCAATACCGCCAAAACGTTTTGCATTGTCAAGGAATGCAACCTTTTGAAATAATTCGTCAACTTCGCCATCACGGATGGAATACAAGGTTGACGATAGCAAATCATTCGAAATAGCCATTGTTTTACCTATAATGTTTAGTTTATGTAGTTTCGCCTAAACCGTATTCCTGTGGAATGGTTGTCTCGCAAGTGCTCAAAGAGTTTGTTTGACATAGGCATTTTAAATTGTAATTGTTCTATTGTCAACCCTATGCAAGCAATCCGCCTTTGAACTGTTGTAACATTGCATACAAGTAGTTACCTGGGCACTCGGTTGTTCCGAAGTCTCTATGTCCATAAACATCACTGCGTTCAAGACCATAATCTTCCATTAACATTTTAATTTTGCCCCACAGAGATTCCATTTGTGCAGTGCTAGGTGCTTCACTGGATGTATTTCCTGTAACACAAATACCAATGGAACCCTTGTTTTTACCTTTGCAATGTGCACCAGTTTTGTTAATGTGTCGCCCTGCAACCACTTCCCCGGTTCCCAAAACAATGTAGTGGTACCCAATGTCAGACCAACCGTTGCCATTGACATGCCAATCATATATCTGTTCTCTTGTCGTTGACTTTGGAGAAGCAGAATGATGTACAATGATTTTGTCTACGTTGCGCTTACCTTTGGGCATGACATCCTCTACTTTTTGGCTTTTTGTGACTTGTGATATTGGAAGGCTTCCCAGGCATCACGAAACTTTGGTGTTCCACTTGGGGTCACTGACTTGCCACCAGATGTTTTACGCAATGTTTCACGTCTAGTAGACTTTTGTTTAGCCACTTGTGCTCGTTCTACCTTGAGTTTTTCTGCATCCACCTTGGCTTTTACAATGTAGTACGCATCTTCCAATCGCAACTCTGGTCTATCCTGTAACATCTGAGCCACTGGCAAACGGTAGTCGTCTTCCATTAGTTGTGGATTGTCTACCTTAAACTGTTCAAGTTGCATACGACGCTGTTTCATCATCATTTCTTCTTGAGCAGGCTTCATCATTTCCTGAAGCATCTTTGCGGCTTGACGTTTAATTTCAGCCTGCATCCCTTCTGTAGTGTAGATGTCGTACTCTTCTTCTTTTGCCAACTCTTCTTCAGCACGTTTGAGAAAAGGATTGTTTACCGCATGCTCTTGTTGACGATGCAGTTCTGCTCGTTCGGCTTCAAGTGCTCTACGCATTTCAGCCAACTCTTGTGTCTTTTGAGTATATGATGAACGAATGTTAGCAACATGTTTTCTCACATCTTCAGGTATGTGCTGCATCCACTCATGAAGTGGTTTCATACCTTTGTGGTTGGCATCTTCGGTAAACTCTTCGTAGTCTTCTTCATTAAGGCCCAACAGTTCCTCAATGGTCATAAGCTCTACATCTTCTTCACCACCATCAACACTATCATCACCATCAGGTGTTTCCACATCTTCAGTTTCTACTGCTTCAGTTTCAGTTTCAGTTGTTTCTGGCGTGTCTACGTTTTCAACAGTCTCCGCACCGGAGGTAGTGTTATTCATTTTCATTTCCTTTTGTATGCGCCTTTTTTAGGCATGGTTTTCTTACGCTTGGCTGCACGCACTTTAGCCATTTTTGACTTCTTGGCATCCTTGGCTTTTTTTGCAGCAGCTTTTCCCTTGGCTGTGTATGGGAACTTCTTTCCGTTAACTTTAGGCATTACATTCTCTCCATAAATAAAGTTTCGACATCCTCAAGTGGCATGTCTTCAGTTGTGATTTCATCTTCTGTGATACCTTCTTCAGTCTCTTCATCAGTAGGTTGTGACCGTAGGTATCTGTCGTATTGTTTGTCGGATGCCAGTTTGTTAATTTTACCAGCAAGAACCATAAGATTGGCGTCCGAAGTTATGTTCTCAAAGTCAAATCCAAACTCGTCGTCTACAATACCCTGCTCTACAGCATCATCTGTTGCACCTTGAAACATTGCAAGCACGCGTACAAAGTCTGTTGGAAACTCTGTGATGTCTCCTTGAAACAAAGGATAGTCTGGTGTTTGTCCAAACTTTGGGAGCAAACGGTTTGCGGCTTTGACCAGGTTGTTCAATGCTTTGGCACTGAATCTACCACGTGGTGCCATTTGTGCAAACGCCACTTCTTCATCTTGCTCGGCTGCACTGATTTCAGCCTCTAACATTTCTTCATTCACTTTTCCCCCAAGTTTCATCCAACTTACCACTGACTGCATCGCGTGCAGGAAACGCCTCCACCACAGCCTCTTCTTTTGTTTTACCACTTTTCAAAGCCTCTGTGTAGGTTTCTATTGATTTATCTTGTGCTGTAACACGTCTTTTCTGTGTTTCAACTGCTGTATCCCAACGGTCTTTGGGCAAATCAGCCTCACACACAAAGCCTCTGCTCTCCATAATTTTTTGCTCTGTGTGCCTATTGGCTACGTGTTTACCCAATGCCTTAGAAAAATACCCGTTTACACCATGTTTACCCGTTCCAGCCCAACTGCTGTGCGTACTTGGTGCTATTAACATACGGTAAAGTTTACCGCCACATCCAGATTCATATGTGTCAGTACCACACACCTTAGGCACAAAGTTGTTTTGATGGTCTGTAAACGAGACTATCTCTTCATGTATTTTGTTACAGGCTTGGCATCGGTAGGTGTACAATGGCATTATTGTCTCTGTGTGTTGAGCATGGCAGCAAGTTGTGCAGATGGTAGTTCACCTTGCGCACCTATCTCGCCTGGAGTTGTTTGCATTTGCTCCGGTGCAGGACCTCCCATACCTTGTGGTGGTGCTGGTGGTGCTGGAGGGGCTTCCATAAATGATTCTGGCAAGTCATAAATACGTATAAGTTCTTCTTTAATCTTTTCAGCAGGCACACCTAGACTTGTAAGCACAGGTAGCAGTTGAACAAGGTTGTTTCTTTTCAGTGCTTCTGATAGTGGAGTGCTACTTTGGTCTAATGCCACAATCTTAAACTTGGCATCCAAGTCTTGTACCGTGATAACCTTTGGTAAACCCTCTACCTCAATCACAGCTTGGTCTTTGTCTTCAGCAAGCAATGATACAATACGCAAGTAGGCAAGGGCAATCAGTTCAATGGCATTGTCTCGCTCTCTTGCCAACTTACCAATCTCTGATGCGCTGTATTGAGCAAGGGCAGTCACTTCGGTCGCCGTTGCCTTCGTCGCTTCCCCTCGACTAAACGGTGCCAAAATGCTGCCGCGGTTTATATCTTGCTCTATATACCCTAAATATCTATCGAAGTTACCTGACAATGGTTCTACACCAACAGCACGGATGATACCATCCAACACTGGTTCATCTACTGCAATCATTGCACCGTCAACACCTGCTGTAATCTTTGCCAGGGCCTCTTCATCGAGTGACCCTTCTTTGTACAAGTACTGTCTACTGTCTCTACGCACACTGTTTGCCCAGTATGTACGCAGGATGTTTTTCTCGTAAAACTGGTCGTACACTCGACTTACTGCAGACAACCCACACATAGGCTTCTCTGGCTTGCGTGCATAGTAAAGTGGACACAACGGACTCATGGGACGGTCATCATATGTTCGCACCGGTATCTCACTCTTCTCCAACAGTTCGCCACCATCTTTGTAGTTTGCACTCCAAAAGTACAGTTTGTCATATGCCAGGTCATAGAACTCCACTATCTGTACATACAAATAATCATTGGGCAAATCCTCACTTACCCCAGTGTACTTCTCCTGCGGTGTAAAGTAATCCACCTTGGGTATCGGTGTAAACTTCTTTGATCCAAACCGCTGCCGTACCTCTGGCATCGGCAAGTAGTACACATGCGCCATAAACCTCTGTTCATCCCAAGCACTCGCATCCATATCCACTATCACTTCCCAGCACGGAATCGCACGGATGGATACCTTCTCAAGCATATCCGTGCTATCCGTAGGAGATAGTTTGAGGAATGAAGCAGGATAAATAAGGGCAAGTCTTGATGCAATCTCGAGCTGCTCTCTCTTGTCAAACAAAAATCGGTTGACAACAGCCTCTGCCATCTTTGCATTTCCTTCTATGATTGATGCATCTTTTGCCACAACAACAGCAGGATTGCGAGAAAACAGACTAGCAATAAAACCTTCAACGTAGCTGAAGCAGTCGGCTGTCTCCACTCGGACCATTGTGTCATCCATATACTCTGACTGCCAGAAACGATTCTCATAGACATCCCGATACCTCTTCATCTCCGCGCGCTGGTCATCCCAAAAATGGTTGTGCTCATCCAATACCGTACGTATTAATGCCACTGCTTCTCTATTGGTTCTCATTGTTCTTCTCCGTAACAACACCACTACTATACACCACTACACTACCATCCGCACACATTACCTCAAACTCTTTGTACAGACTTTTGTACTGGTCCACCAACACCTTTGGTATCCACACTACAAACCTATCGCTACCCACCTTGTACGTCAAACGAACCAGTTCAAGCTCTACCCCCACTTTGCATTTACAAGGATACGATGCACACACAGGACACACACTTAACGGCTTACCATCCATCAGTATCTCCTATGCAAATGCGGACTGACACCACTTGTCTGCAACTGCCTATCTGCTTTCTGACTGATAATCCAATCCGGCAAAAATGCACTCTGCTTTATCTTTACACTGTTTAAACACCAATACGCCAATGCCATCGCCATTGCACTGTCACAGTGACTCTCCACATCCTCACCAAACCTTAATATACCCTTCTCGTCTACTGTGATACTTCTTAGTTCTGTCATCGTTACATTGTCTATCAACCGTATTGCACCCGTCTGTATACCCTTCTTCAAGTTCTCAAATAGTAGTGGCTTACTCCTACTCGTTGTCAGAAAGTCCTTACCCGTATGCGCATCCTTCCAAAAACGATGGAACCCCTGGTGCACCAGTTCCTGTATCGTAGCCAACCCATAGTTGTTACTCTCTACCAACGTCAATGCATTGTTGTACGTCACCGACATATCATAAATATAATCTGCCAGTTGAACAGGACTAACCGTATTCGAACGGTATATACAGACCGGCTGTAAAGTCATCCTAGACACACAAAACACTACAGCATAATCCCTACCTACACCACCACTAACATCTACCCCTATCGCATACGTGTCGTCTGCATTTGGCTCCTCAAATGTCACCCACTCTGTAGGACTAACCGTCAATACATCCACATGCTCAAAATCATCATACGTAAAATAGGTATTCCCGGATATACGATATGCTTCATCCAAGGTCATCGGATACTCTCGTATAAACTTCTCCCAACCTAACTTACTTATCTTTTCACGCCTCCATGCAAACTGACCCAGTGTAAGCCCAAAGTCCTCCTGTAACTTTATCTCCTCATCTGGTATATCATCCATACAATACTCTGCATGCTTAAACCATGGAAAGAATAAGTAATTCCAATCTGCCTCGCCTATCTGATGTTTATGTACTTCCTTCCACAAGGCATCATTGTAATAGTTCGCTGTACTCTCTATTATTAACTGCCCATCATTCAAGGCACTGATAGCCGTAGCCTTGAGTTCCTCTGGATTCTCTGCAAAGGCATACTCTGATATGTGTAGCATAGAACACGTCTGAGACCGTAGACCCCCTGCCTGGGTAGCTGCCGCCGCTATGATACGTCCACCACCCTTAAATGCTAGCTCTGTTGTGTTGTCTGTATCTAACTCCCTTTTTAATCCCTCTGGTAAGTATTGATAAAACCTTTTGTGGATATGTAACAAGTGTTTAGAACTTGCTATCTTATAGGATAGTATTATTAATGTTAGTGGTGTTGTTGCTGTATAGGCCTTCCAAAACATGTATGCACAAACAACAGTACTAGACCCTATCTGTCTAGGCTTGAGTACAAGGGTATCCCTACCCTCCTGTAAGGCGTTGATAATGTCTATCTGTTCTGCGTTCAGTCGTAGGGGTACAACCTTACCAGATTTATCCACTATTTTAAGACGTTGGATAAACTCAAAAGGGTCACTAAATACCCGCGCTATCTGATGTTGTATTGATTCCATGTATTGACCTGGTAGGTAAAGGAAGGCTAGCACCCCATGTCCCTCGATACTAGCCTAGTGTATATCCCTCAAGATTAAAGAACAAAGTCACCATGTATAAGGTGTATCATACACGATGCTTGAATATACAATACAGCAATCGATCAGTGTATGCAAGTCATTGAATTTAGCCGCATGTAAAACCTTGTACGTGGTAGCCGGTTAATCGTGCGTGTGAGCAGTTCGTGGGATCTGTATACTATAACACAAAGGGGTTTGTGTTGAACCGTATACAACCCACTACCCGCCCACACTGGCGATATAACCTAACAACCAACCACAAAAGGAGTCAACATGACACTCGAACAATTCTACAACGACTACCACCTTATACCCAATATCGATGATTGCTATGATACTCGATATGAATATGCAGAATGTTTTATAACCGATGCAATAGAACACCCTGACATCAACGCTACACGTTCACAAATTGTTGCATTTGCAGAATCATATTTTGACATACAATACTAATCCATCTAACCTTTAAGCCGATAGGGTCACAGTACTCTATCGGCTTTTCTTTTGTCTTTTGAATTAGCAGCCTGTAACCCACAAACCCAAACCCGCCTAACGATATGTTTTGATGTTTCATTCTGCGCAGCGCGGGGGTTTGGCAAAACAAAATTTTGTTTCGGTGTTTCACCGTGAGCAGCGCGGTGACTTGGCAAAACATGGCTACTGTTTTGGTGTTTTGGTGTCGTTTTGTTTTGATGTTTCGAGCCACGCCGCGACGCCCGCAACATCCAATTGTTTCGGTTCACTCAATACGGTCTCCACCTCCCTTGTATGTAGCAGCGCGACAAACTTCGACAGGTCAGCGCCCGAAAACGTGATACTTTTACCGTCGGTTTTAATCTCACTTTGTGCCAGTTGTATATAAGCCCACAGTAGCCCGGTTATAGATTGTTCACGGATACACTTGGCTATCTGGTTATGTGGTTTGTTTAAGTAGGTAGACGGTCTTTTGGTCATGTGTTCACCTTGGTCATGATTGATACGGTATTGTTGTTACTGCAGCTGAGGCAACCTGCACACAGTTTACATATCAATATACACAAAAAACCCCATGTAGGTAAATACACGGGGTTGAATGCTTTGTGATTGTATCTAACACCTTACACACTGTAACAAGACTAGAACAAACAGCCAAAATTGTAAACGTCTCCTATCCATGTAACCACCTCACAACGTATGGAAAATACACAACACAGAACATAAACGACGCTAAACACATCATAAACATTATGGCGATATCGATTGGTTTATCTCGTTTCATATTTCTACCCCAGCGAGGTGCCAGACGTGAGGAACGCCATCACGGTAGGCGATAAACTCAACATGATTCCATTGTAACAACTCAATGTAATAATTAATAATTTGTATAAAATCTTCCAAGACTACAAATTCAGACACATCTACAGTGTTGTCATGGTTCAATATTTCTATCTTTATAGTCATACCTCACCGCCTTCAATCAATCGTAATTCGGCTACGACAAGTCTCACAACATCAAACACTGCTGTATAAGTGTAAACGAGATGAACACCACCTTCACCAATGACAACTGTACAACCCCAATTTGGATGCTGGACGATCTTAACAATGTGATTAACGTTTATCCAAGTCTCGTTATTACATGTATTGATAACCTTTATCATACCTCACCCCCAACAAACAAAGACACGCAGGTTTCATAAGACTGGATAAAATCGTCATGAAGTTTTTTATCCGTTGCCGTGGCTCGTTTACCCTGCAGAAGAATGAACCGGTGTGTATCCAGCGGTCTAATGTCATGCGCGTCACCATCTCCAAAAATGACGGGGTAGTCATTCATGAGGCGTGCTTTGTCCTCTTTGGTTACAACGATGGCAACCCGATTGAATGACGGGTCAATCTTCTTTGTTGTCTCACTGTATGAATATGTGAGATGATACGACGTCCACGGGTTTTTAACCACGGGATATTTGGTATAGTCATAGAACCCCGCGAGCCCGTTGAAGTCTGACACGATGGCGTCCATGTTCAGCACCTTGTAAAATGGGAGGTCACTAGTACCATTCAAACGAATGTACAACTGTTTATCGTCAATCGAAGCCCTAAAACATGCAAGGTACAACTCACGCAGCAGGTCAACCAAGTAACGCTGTGTGTAGTGATACAATGCAAGTGTTCTATTTTCAATCGTTGCACGATGAAACAAACCGAGATTGCCAGTGAACGCGATGCACCCGTGTTGACACTTTCCAGCAAACTTGCAAGTGTTCAACCCTTGAATGTGCTCAGCGGGTGAAAGATACAGACCCGTTACCCCTACATTTTTAAGTCCCTCGAGTTTTGCCCACTTGATAGAACCTGATAGGATGCTACGCTTTTTTCCTGAGGTTGATACGGTATAATGTTCATAGGTTGCAGCTGATGGTACGGTGAATTTGTTGTCATTCATTGCACGCTTGAACGCCGGTATATTTTTGGTGATGATGTATTTTGTAAAGTCCATGATGTGGCTCCTTATTTGGTAGGTTGAGAGGTTGTAATGGTTACACAATTGAGGTAACCCCAATCCAAATAAAATCTAATGAATTCAAGTGCATCCTTTAGATTTTTGTAATTGATAGAACGGGTAGAACCGTCGTCTTCGGTAAATGTAACTGTATACATTTTGTGGCTCCTTAGTGGTAGGTAGGTTTATAAACCAACTGCAGAAGGCAATTGATATAAACATTATACAGAAGTCTACACGGTAAAGCAAGTAAAAAACACACTTTTCTGTAAAAAAAAACCGAGTGTAAAATTTCAGTGTCTGCAGCGCCGGTGCAACCGAGTAACGATGCAACGTAAAATTTGGTGCCAATCGTCTATACAGTCGACGGTACCAAATGCATACACGATACAGATAGACCCAGGGTAGGTGGCCATGGAGCTGACACCCCGTGCGAGTGGGGGTGGCTCCTTACATTGGAGCGACTTTACATTGGAGCGAGTTTGGTATTTATGGTAGTGTTGGTGGTGGTACATAGAAAAGTATTTTTCTTTTTTATTTGACATACTGCATCGACGTCTGTATACTACTAACAGATGATTGAACCATCTACAAACCTACCAACCTACCACAGGAGTAAACCATGACTATTTACACAGTCACATTAATCAACCGTCAGGTTCGAACCAATGAACCGGAAGTGCATGTATTCACAAACGTTGAAGAAGCCAAACAATTTGCTTTGACATGGATGGAAGAACTGCTACCGGATGTCAGACTAGATTTTGAAGCAATGGAAGAATACTGTACCCACCACGACGTGTGCAGTGTTGACATTCAATCACACTTCATCAACCTACCACAAGAGTAAACCATGCCTATCTACCTATTAAAAATAGTACTATTACCCAGTGGCGCAGTCTATCACAAAGCCATCTTTCCAACCCGTCAAGAAGCACAGGAGGTGGCATTCAGTTTCCTACTGCATGTCAGTGAAATTTTCTGTGAGGACTCTGACTACACTGAATCTATGTACGAAACCGTAGCAGAGCACTGCCATGTCAACGACATTGCCTACATTGAAATCACAACCCACAACCTACCACAGGAGTAAACCATGACTATCTACGTCGTACAATACAAACGCAGTGGCGAAGACTACCAAGCTGCCATATTCGCCACAAAAGAGGAAGCGGAGGGTAATGCCAGACGTTTTCTGTATACCCTGTTATGCGACCACTACGGCAAAGCCCTTGTAACTCTGTCGGGTATGCAATCTCTGGCGTGTCTAAAGGAATTCTGTTCAGACACGGATCTGGCCTACATTGAAATCACAACCCACAACCTACCACAGGAGTAAACCATGACTAAAATTGTCATTGTAACGTACGAAGGTGGGACCATTCGCTGGTTCCCCTATTCACTAGAAACGCTTGAAGCGCTGGCATGTGAATGTCAGTACATCGAGGACATTCAAATCATCAGCTGCGGTGTAAACCACACGCAATACATCATCACCAAAACGGTATAGGAGCCTACCATGTATATCGTCATCACAAAAGACCATACTGCCACTTTCACCAATCTTGAAGACTACAACACCTATATGACTAGCAACACGTTGATCACAACTTGTCGTTGCTATGTCGGTGATGATCTTTACATCTTTGCCATCTAAGGGGGTGCACAATGATTACATTTACAGAAGTATTGACTAGAGCGATTAAAGACTCAAAGCATACACCAAATGAGGTTGCAGAACTGTGTGGTGTATCCATCTACACTCTAAGAGCATGGGTTGACGGTATTCGAGTACCGGAGCGAGGTTACCTAATGCGACTAGCTAAAATCGTATATCCAAATAGAGTCAGCGGTCAAGGATACAACATTATGGTCAACACAATAAGCATGGAACAGGGGAGGTGAGCAATGATTCTATTGACACTGATTGCATCCAAGCAAAAGACGCTGGTTAACCTATCGACAATGCTCTACACTGCACCAAACAAGTTGGGTACAGAGATTGTCTATGAGAAGGGGCGTGTCGCAGTCGTAGAGACTTCAGAAGAGATTCACAGACTTTGGCACGATTCTTGCACTAATAGTACTAGTACTAATAGTACTATTATACAGCCAGTAAAAAATACAACCCATACCAACACCACCACTAGTACTAGTAAAAATAGTGGTGGTGCTGTTGGTAAAGGTCAAGTACTTTTGGTTAACAATATGCCAATCCCCGTAGATGGTTCTACAGCCCAATCACTGTACGACTACTGCAAAGCCAATGAACCACTGCTAAACTTGCTAGGCTACTGGATGAACCTGTATGAGCAGCAGGGTGGGCAGCTGACTATGGTGAGTGCAATCGATTTGGGTACACTGTCACGGGTTGTCAGCACTGGAGCGATTGAGCAGGCGATGGCTGTATTCGATTGGCTGTTCACCTCTGACCACTATCGGGCTGTATACCTACGCAGCAAGGGCATGGTGAATCCAGCCGTGGTGGTGTCTACAAAGAAACTGAGCGCCAACTACGCGCTCAGTCAACAGAAACCACTACCGGCATTGCCAAAGAGCGTTCAGCGTCCATCTACGACTATCAACCCACACGACTTTGACGACAACGGCAACTTCATTGTTGGAGGTAAGAATGGCTAACAAACACATGCTCGACATCGTACTGGATATGTTTGCAGCTACGTTCAACAAAAAGGATGAGTGGAAAGCCCAAGTTTATCCCGTGTGGGATGCAGGTTTGGAGCGAGTTAAGGACATTCATCTCCACAAAGCCGTGCTCAACGTGTGCACGCAGAAGCACCAGTATCCACCCACTCTGGGACACGTACTTGAAGAGGTCAAGGAAGTCATCCGTGAGTTGGGTGGCACTGGTATGGAACTGAAAGAGTACAAGTTCTGCGATGACTGCGTACAGCGTGCTGGCATCCGTGAGATCAGTGCACACTTTTGGGTGGGGGCTACAGGCAGGATGAAAATTCACAACTGTGTAGCCAGATGCACCTGTAACGGAGCGAGTTTGAAGTATCCACAGATGGGTACATGGGAGGCCTTGTACAACAAAATGATGCACGATGCCAGGATTACACTCAAACACTGGCACATGAGTGACGGACGCCAGCCCATCCTACGCATGCAACAACGTGAACCACACAACTACGAGCGCATGAAACGTGTACAACAGGAGCGTGCGCACCAAGGTTTGCCCAATCCATACATGGAGATTGCAAAAACAATGATTGACGGACGGTACGTACCAACCGATACAAACCCAATGCCGATGCCAATGACTGTTGACAAACCGCCGACAGAACACTACAATACTTTTCATGCAGAGACAGACATCGATCCAGATGACTGTATCTGGTAACCTACCAACCAACAACGGAGTACACTATGTTCTTAGAACATTTCCAACACATCATTAACCAAGTAAAAGACAACGCCACCAAAAGTACGTTGCAAAAGGCGCACACCATTCTAGTTGCCATTGATGCATTGCATCCAGTGCAGGACATGATTGAAGACTGGTATCGAGAGAGAGCACCCAAGTCTGACTTGCTCGAACGATACAAGCAGCTCGACCTACAAATTGAATCCTACGGGATTGAACTGCAGCGACTTGGATGGTTACACTGTCCAGATACCACTCCACCCAACTTCAATGGGGAGCGTGGGTGGATGCATCCATTCTACTGTCAGCGGGGTCATCACCACATCCTGTACGTCAGCAATGATGTCAATGACATCGCATACGTAGACGTTACATTGTACCTCGACAAAGAAATGAAGTACCATGAAAACACATCTGTCGGTGCATTGATGGACTGGATGGATGGGGCGCTTGGAGAAAACCATGCCGACCATGACTGAAACTATAGAAGAGCTTGTCGAGCACTGGCGACTAAAAGGATTGTTTGATGACGACCGTGTAGAGAAGGTGCAAAAGGAACTGAAAACCAACATGCTGTCAGATGGCAGCATGGTTGGTCACACACCACGATGGACCTGTGTGATTGATGACAATGGGTTTACATGCAGCTGCCCCGACCACCAATACCGTGGCTCCAAGTGCAAGCATCTCGGTGCACTTGCCAAGACCATAAAAGACAGCTGGGACAAAGAGTTCCCAAGTGAGGATAGCAATGAAGATGGGTAGTCTGTTTAGTGGCATCGGAGGTATTGAACTTGGACTGGAGCGTGCTATCCCAGGTTTGCAAACAGTCTGGCAGGTAGAGAAGGAAGAGTTCTGTCGTTCTGTTTTGGAGCGACATTGGCCTAATACAAAACGATACAACAATGTGCGTACAATAGGAGCACACAACTTAGAACCAGTAGATGTGATTTGTGCAGGGTTTCCGTGCCAGTCGATCTCAGTCTGTGGAAATATGGAGGGGTTAGAAAATGAGGAAAAGTCTGGTCTTTGGTGGCACGTCCACCGACTTGTTAGCGAGTTTCAGTCAATCGGACATCAACCAATCTTGGTGTTGGAAAATGTCGCAAACATCATTCGAGTGGGCGGACCCGACGTTGTTGGAAGTCTTGCCGCAATCGGGTATGACATCGAGTGGACGATTATATCAGCTGCACAATGTGGAGCACCCCACCTTAGACGCAGGTGGTTTGCAGTCGCCTACCCAAGCACCATTGGATACTACATGCAGAACGCTATGGCATTTGGAGAACTCGTTGACGGTCGATGGACTACTGCCAACACCAACCAAGTCGGGAGCCGAACATCGGACACAGTACAATCAGGGCGGTCGTCCACTCATGTACATGATACAGAAGGGTCTACTTACAACACCAACAGTCAACGAGTCAAAGAACAACCCATCTGGAGCGAGTCAGTGGGCACGTCACAACAGTCTCAATGTGGAAGCAGCCAAACTCCAAGGCCTCAACAAAACCACTGGCAAGGATTTCCGACTCAATCCCCTGTTCGTAGAAGAGATGATGGGATTTCCCATCGGGTGGACAGACTTAGAGCACTCGGAAACGCTGTCGTCCCACAATGCGCCGAATGGGTTGGACAACAAATCGTAAAATCAGGACTACTGGAGGCAGCATGTTCGCACAAAAACTGAAGGAAATTTTATCAACAGTCAACAAAACACAGTTGGCAAAAGACCTGGGATGTCACCGTGACACCTTAGCCAAGTGGCTATCCGGTGACCGTGTACCAACCGTGATACTACTGTTGGAACTCTGTCAATACCTGTACCCAGATGAATGGGAGCAAGCATACCTACAATTATCAGTGTTGATACAGGCGGACAAATGAGTTACACTACCGATACATGCTCCTTGCATGGTAGGTTTGGGCAGGGGTGGTTCCCTGCCCTTTTATTTTAGTGGTGGTGGTGATGAAGGGATTTGCTTCATGGCTAAACAAAGCAATGCACCGCAATGCGGTCAGCACAACCTACATGGCTGATCGTGCTGGACTACATGTAAACACCATCAACAAGTACCTATCTGGAGCGTATGAGCCACGCATGAGCAACCTAATTGTACTGGTGACTGTCATTGCCAACAGAGAAGAGCGCAGCCCCACACAGCTCATGTTTGAAGCGATTACCAGCATGGAAGAAATGAAGATGGTAGAAGCACGGTGGCGTAAAAAAATCAAAAGGAGTTCAGACGCTGGCCAGCTCTGAACTCCAGTAGTGATTTGGTGTTGTAGAAACTTAACGTTCTTCAGTATCTGCGTCAACAAGTTCCTTCAATACTTTGTACAACAAGTTGATTAAGTCAGCTGCCAACTCTTGACGTTCGTCTTTGGTTAGTCCACCGCGTGAATGTTGTACCAGTTTTTTGATGAACAGAACAAGTTCTGGCGTGAGTGCAAGTAAATCTGAGTTCATGATTTTTTCCTTCGTAATGGGGTTACTCTTTTACCACGACCAACTCTACTCTTTTGTGAAACTTTGGAGCGGTATTGAGACTTGGACATCTCGCTACGGGTGCGTGGTGTTTTAGAACTAACACGTTTGGACGGTCTGCAATAGGGTGTACCTTTTCTTTTTGTACCACAGGCTTTCCCAGACTGGTCCTTCCACTTCTCTTTGTCCCATCGTTTGAGAGCGGCTCCTTTCTTACTCTTGCGTACCTGCCCCTTCTTCTTGCGACACTTGGCTATTGCTTGTGATGCACGGGCTGATGGAAACACTTTGTACCGGCTCTTGACCGAGTGATAGCATGCGTCCTTCTTACTCATCTTCTACTCTTCTTTCCAACGCACTTCCATTTCTTTCGAGACAGATTGTTTGGAGTGTTAGGATTATTGCGTTTCTTGGCTGACAGACGCTTTTTGATACCGTAGGAGCGTGCGCAATAGCTGTCCCCTTTTTTGGAGCCGGGTTGTATACGATCCTTTCCAGATTTACTTTTGCCTGCCTGTCCATAGGACACACGTTTCGTGCGACCAGTCTTCTTATTCTTGACCACCTTGACAAATCGTTTTCCACGCGCTGGTGTCCGTTTCTTAGTTGGCATTGTTTACCCGTATCAATGATGCTTTTATCTCACTAATCATTGTACTCAATGTAGTTAGGCTTTGCTCTACTAATGACATGCGTTTGTCCAGGTCAGTCATTTCCTGTACAATCGTTTCTCTTATTGCCTGCTCTTTTTCCTGCATGTCCTGTATGACTGAATCATATCGTGCTCGAAGTTCTGCTTCCTTTTGTTCCGCCTTGACTTCTCGCTCGTCTGCTCTACGTTGAAGGTCTTTGTTTTGAGTGTACAAAAAGATGGCAAAGGCGACGTTTGCACCACCACTCATTAACAGTTGAACAACCTCTCCTTCCATAAGACCTCCAATGGGAAAAAGGAGTGCCCCGAAGGACACTCCCCAACAACTAATCATTCAATCAAGAAACCTGGAAATACATGACAGTGATTTGGTCTCCGTTGTTTGGAGCCGCACCAAAAGTCACGCGTAATTTCGAGCCACTACCACCTGTTGCAGACAGGGTATATTGGTCTTGACCAGAAGGTGAAGACTCAACGAGACCCATTGCCAGACCGTTTCGGAATACAATAGCACCACCGAGCATGGTTTCATCCGCAGCAGCTGCAGCATCGAATGTGGTAGCAGAACCATCACCAGCAGACAATGTTTCGTAAGATGCCATAAAGTTCAACTTGGCAGCAGTCACATTGGCATCGGCAATCTTTGCTGTGGTCACAGCATTTGATGCAAGTCGGTCAGCATCTACAGCAGCGTCTGCAATCTTTGCTGATGTAACAGCATCGTCTGCAATCTTGGCAGTCTCAACAGCGTTTGAAGCAATCTTTGCCGCACTTACAGCGTTAGATGCCAACTCTGTAGCACTTACACCACCAGCAGCAATACTAAGACCACCAGCACCAAGAGCCAGGCTACCACCATCAAGCGATACGATGAGAGAGCCACTGGAGTTTTCAAGACCGTTACCCAGGGTGAGTTTATCGGCTCCAATACTCCCAGCGAGTTTGGCATTTGTAATTGCTGAATCTGCAATCTTTGCTGTGATGATAGCGTTTGCTGCAATCTTGGCACTTGTTACTGCCAAGTCAACAATACTGGCCGTGACTACAGCTGCATCAGCCAACTTTGCTGCACTTACAGCATCATCAGCAAGCATCAATGTAGAGATACCACCTGTTGCAACTTTAAGTCCACTTGAACCAGTGCTCAAACTTGAACCGTCAAGGTTGATGCTAGCAGATACAGCGGAAGAACCATTGTAACTCGCACTAAGACTCAGACCACCAGTGGCAGAAGCAGTCAATGCATTCAAACTTGCACCAAGAGCAACACCACTAATGGTAGAGTTGGACAATTTTGAGTTCGAAATGGACCCAGCCAGCATGCTGTCGGTAATACCACCACTTTTAACCTGCAACGCATCCGATGAAATTTCAATAGATGAATCATCTACAGCCACATCGAGACGGTCACCTGTCTTTGTCAGGGCAGCTCCAGCTTCAATGTTAGAAGCCCCTGTGTACTGGCTGAAGGTCAAACTGTTGGTGCCTACAACATCCGAACCCTTGTTGGATGTACAAACAAAACCTTTGTCTCCATTTGCAGTACCCTGCTCAACAAAGAATGAGGCACCGGCAGCGTTACTTGCTGCTGCCATATCTGATGCACGTGACCATGAACCAGCAGCACAAATATAAATACCGTTCTCTACGGCATTTGACTGGGCGATGACAGCAACACGGTCGTCAGCAGATACCGACACACCGTCAATCGTTTGTGTTCCACTCAATGTAATGTTTGCTGTCGTAGCAACCTTACAACTGTCTTTGGGGTCAAGACCAGCAGCAACAGATTCTACGAAGCCACGCGTTGCAAGTGCTTGTGTGTTTGTATCAGATCCAGTGTAACGTACTTGACCCGAGAAGGAATAGTTAGCCGACCCATCCAGTTTGGTTGAATCGATTGCATTGTTTTTGATTTGCTCTTTGGAGACTTGAACTGCCATGATTGGCTCCTATTTGAGTATATATATTACGACCAGGGAATCATCACTAGCCGGTATAAATGTAGTTGTGAAATTGGTAACAGACAACTCTCCAATGTCCGTAAACAGTTGGAGTAGTCCATTCCAATATACCTGCAACGAACCGGATTTGTAGTCACTGCTTACTGTGAAACTTTGGGTGGAGCCGTCCGTCTGTGCCGAGATGTCTTCATACTCTAAATTGACCTCACCACCACCAGCCGTTTCAAATGGACTGGCAACTGGCATTATTCACTCCAAACAATCTGCGAGTAGTCAATCGTGATGTTTCCAGAACCATTAATTTTGAAGAACAGGTATACATCTGGATTGTCAAAATAAGATTCCACTGGAAGCCTAAACTCAAATACTGCACTACCTGTTGTCGTGGTAGTTACACCAAGTGCAATCGTACCTGCTGTGTCTGGAAACCATACATGGTCACCAGCAGCATCCCAGGTTCCTTTGACGGTCAGACTGGTATTGCTACCACCCAAACCAGTACAGCGCACAATAATAGATTCTGGACGTCCGAGAAACTTACCGGATGTGTCAATCTGTTCTGGCACTACAAGTGTGTGTTTGTGATACTTCGTTGCATCAAAGTTTTGAGCTACGTTTGTTACGTCTGTGTTGTTGATACTTGGATGGTCTATGTGTCTAATGTTCATTGTTCCTCCGATGAGTTTTGTTTGGTTTCAACACCGCTAAGTATAGCACCTTTGCGTAGTCCTTTTTGAATGTTTTGTTCTTTGCGTAATTCAGAACGTATACGTTTGAGGTTCATAACCTGTTGATCTACTATGCTCTTTTGACGAGCAGGTGTCAAGACACCTGTCAGTGCCAACATACGTTGTTTCATTGACAGGCCTTGATACGTTGTACCACTCGGAGCAAAAGCTCTAACATAATCGTTGATAGCCGTTGTAGCCCCAATAAATCCAATACCATCCTGAATCACAGCCCATTGGTTTTGTTGTTGATCATTCAACGGATAGATGTATCCGTCAACATTTCCAACTGCATCATGACCTACAAACTTTGGCTCTATCTCTCCAGTGACTAGCAATGACAGTTGGTCCGCAATCTCTTGTGGACTGTCAGCATTTGCCTTTATAACACTTACGTATTCAGCATTGATACGCTTACCTTTATACTTTTCATCTTTGCCACCAGCCAACAACTTCATGCTCGGAGCCAACAACTGATTGTACTTTTCTCTAACAACTGTCAATGGACCTTGTGATAGCACATCGGTTACAAACATAGCCGCTTCAAGTGCCGGTACCGAAGGTGACATAAGCAACTGTCTATTGTTGGCAATGCCTTGCTGCTGACCATATATGATACGAGTCTGTGTATACTCCGGCATATACATTTCATATGGGTATCTTTTACCATCATTGATGTCAGCAAACACCGCATTCATGTCACGTTTCAATCTGTAGATGCGTACAAAGCGTTTAAGTTTTTCTGGCTCAAACAATGACTGGACAAACGAAACAATGTTCTGTCTCTGAAAGTTCCAAAACACAGTCGCTTTTATAATGAGGCTCCGCTCTAGTTCAGTCAAATCATTGTAGTCAAACAATGATCTACGCGCCATGCCCAATGCTTCTTCCACAGAACTCCCCTCCTTGATAGCATCAATAAACACAGATGAACGCCACATCATATCTGTATGTGTACCAAACTGATTTGTTGCTTCAGCAAAACTGGAAAAGTTGTTCATTATCCATTCGCCATAACCAACACCAGGCTTCTCGTATGCCTTCATAAAACGAATTAATGAACCGTCATTCATTGCACTACGAATGAAGTTGTATTCTGACTTTACACCACTACGTTCAATCAGTTCAAAGATTTCTCTATTGGTAAACGTCAAACCATCTGGACTGCGTACTGCAATCTCATCTGCACCTTTAGCACCAATACGACCACCTTTTAGTACAACATTAAGGCCACTCATGGGATTACTAAATCGACCCAACGTCTGATACGTAATAAGTGGAGCTGTCACAAAGTTCATACCATGAAATCTAGTACGAGCACCAAGTATAAAGAAGTAGAAAGTCGGTGTCATTATGTCCATCATTTTACTGACAAACTCCAACCCACTTTGCTCTTCCATAATTATCTTCTTAATGTTTTGCTGTGCTGCAGTTATACCCTGTTGTGTATACTTGTTGCGGATGTCCTGATACGATGAACCCAATAATGCTTCTGCAAATTTCTCGTTGTTTGGTCCAAACACCTTCGACAGCATGTCGTCTATTTCTGTTAGTGTTGCTGTTGGTTTAGTATCAAGTTTATTGTTCCTTAAAACCACTTCTCCATAGTCAATGGTTTGTCTGGCAATCTTGTCTATATCTTCAGCTGACAATGATTCTGTCTTTATATAGGCTTCTATTTTATCAAAATCT